GATGTAATGGATTTTGATTATAAACAATATCCAAAAGATCATTTTGATATTGTTTGGGCGTCGCCACCATGCACGGCATATAGTAATCTTCAATCTTGTTGGTTAGGAAGGAAGAAGAAGGATGGCAAAATTTTTACAAAAGAAATAATGGAAGAAAAAATGGAAGAAGCAGATTTAATTGTAAAAAAGACATTAGAAATTATTGATTATTTCGATTGTGAATACTGGTTTATGGAAAATCCAGCTACTGGTAAATTAAAAAAACGTGATATTATGCAGAATATTCCATTTTATGATGTTTCCTATTGTATGTATTCTGATTGGGGATATGAAAAAAAAACTCGAATATGGACTAATAAAAAAGATTGGAATAATTTAATTTGTGATAAATCGGGCTTGTGTGGAAATATGCAAGAATCAAAACATAAATTAAATGTAAGTAAGGACGTTCATACTATTGGCGAGAAAAAAGAGAAAGGTGGTAAGATACATAAAGCACGTATGGGAATAAGTAAAACAATAGTAGATAATGGGAAAACGATAAGAGTAAATACTTCTGAATTAAGAATAAAATACAAAGATTATGAAAATCATAATGATAAATTAAATAATGATAAGACTCAATTAGATAGATATAGAATTCCGGAAGATTTAATATTTAGTTTATTTATAGAATGATCTTATTTTTTTTATTTTATTTTTTATATAACTGATTTTAAAATATATCGATACTGTATATAAATATGAGTTACTGGAAAAATGATGACAAGATCCAAATGCGCCAAACACAGGTTTCGATACCTTCTAAGAATGGTCTGAATTATTCGGGTGTAGCCGGACAGAGCGGGAAACGTGTCGATTTTGAAATCCCATCAACCGTAAAATTTATGGATGGTAAAAATAGTTATTTAAATTTCAATGTTAAATTAAGTCCCGATGTAGCAGTTGGTACGACTCGGTTATCGCTTGATCCTAATCTAGGCGGTCAGTCGCTAATCCGTAATATCCGTATTTACTCAGGAAATCGCGCGGTTCTACTTGAAACTGCCGAGGATTATGACGCTGAGGTCTCTTTAATCTATTCGTACGACCAGGATGAGAGTATTCGCAAGATGCGTGCTCTTAAGGAAGGATCGCTGGTTGAGACTCCATTAAGCCGAGGAACTCTAGGTACCTCAACATCGAACAACATTGATATTTCCACGAATCCTTATTTTAAGCAGGAGATGCCTGGTGCTGGTGACTATGGCGCCGATGATTTTCTTACTGCCAAGGTGTCTCTTCCTCTTCATATGGGAATTTTTGCAAAATCTAAAAAAATATGGCCGAATATGCTAACTGATGGATTATACGTCGAAATCGACCTCCAGGATTGCGCTCGCTGTGTGTGCCAGCTCGACAGTGTGAATCGCTGGAGACGTATGAAACAGAATCCTCTTGTTCGTGGATCAGCCGCAGATGCAACCAACTTTGCTATCGGTAACGACGAATTTACTGAGATTTATCTGAGTCTAGATAACAATATCACGAGCATCTCTAATTGTCCCTTTGTTGTTGGTGAGAAAATTGGAATCTGTAAAGTGGGTGACCCGACTTCGCAGGCATCTCTAACTATTTCTGATGGTGCCGGAGGTGACGTACAGGGGTTTCCTACGATTCAAAGTATTGATGTTGGAGATGATGGCGGTATTACTTATATAAAACTTGTTACAGATGCTTTCAAGAACTCGGCTACGGGAACTGGGTATATTATAGTTACTGATGAATGTATTGTCTATTCTGCGGCGCTTGATCGCGAGCGCGTTGAAGTGGATGACCGTACTGCGAATTTAATTCCGGCAATCACCCAGTATGCTGCTAGTTACACATTATCTGATATGGAACTCGTGGTTCAGCAGGTTGAAGTGGATCCTCGGTATGAGTCAGGGATGATTTCTAAAATGAAAGAAGGCGGAGTTATAGAAATGGATATTATGACTTGCACGAATTACAAGCATTCGGTCCTTAAATCGAATCGTAATGCGACTCTAAATCTAGGAGTCTCCAATACAAGAGCTAAATCTATTTTTGCTGTGGGTACTGATGCTACGCCATACAGTGTCCCGGAGAGAATGGCCGGTCTTGGTAAAACTTATTCTGAGGAATTTTTAACTATGGATGGTCGGCTTGACAGCATCCGGTCAGGCAAGGTTGGATGTATCGATAATCTGACTTCGTATCAGTGGTTAATCGATGATAAGCTAACTCCCTCTAGACCAGTAGTGGTCTCAAAAATTAATGGTGCTCGCTCGATCGCGGCTCAACCGTTAATTGAACTAGAGAAATCTCTCAATCAGGCGGCTATCGTACCGAGGTCATTTTGCGATTTTAATAGGAACTTCATGATCAGCAGAGCTTATGCGTTAAATGATGGTGTGATGGATCTTAATAACAAGTCGAATCAGCTCCAGTTGCTTTACAACGAGCGCAACGCTGGCGGTGTGGATCTTCCTCCGACTCGTGATAAATTATTCCTTTGCTTTGTATATGGTCTTACTCGTATTTCTATTCGTGGTGATTCTGTTTCTGTATCTGTATAAATCATAAAATCATTATTTCTTTTTCTATTTGTTTTTTAAAATAATATTTAATTTGTTTTTTTTTGTAAGTGATATTATAAATAAATAACCAATGTCTAAATATTTAAGTCTCAATCCTAATAACGTTCCCGCTTCAGGGCGCGTCAGTTTCGCTAGAGGTAACCCTATTCTTACCTTCACTGTGGGTCGGCAAATGGCCGACCTTGATATGTCATCGATTCGCATCAGTGGTGGATTAGATATTTGGCGAACCGCGGCGGGAGCCGGAGCAGTAGCTCCTGCGGTGCTACGACCAACCGCGGCAAATTCCGCACTACTCATGGCGTCTCAGAAACTTGGAATCTATGGAGTTGTGGATCAGCTAGTATTCAGGCATGCTGAAACTAAGCAGGTCGCAGAACATATTCGTTACAACCAGCGATTTATGAGTTCATATCTCCCGATTATGGCGGGTTCGCAGGATCAGATCGGTCATCTTTCAGAAGCGGCTCTTATCATGCCAAATTACACGGCGTTCCAGGAGGGGGTGATTCGGAACACCGAGACTAGTGACTGGTGTATCCCGCTTCCTTCGGGAATGACCCTAGGAGGTCAGAGTCTAGCATTAGATGTTTTTCCTTTGGAAATCGAAATTCATTTATCTCCTGATTCTCAGTTTTTCTACTCTACCAGTGGCGAAACGGATGACCTTGCAGATTGCTTTTATGAACTGTCTAAACTTCAATTAACTTGTGAAGTTATGCCGCGGCAGACCCCATCTCCTCAATCGGGAGCATTCTCATTCAACTCTATCACGTCCTATTTCTCGACTCTTGAATCAACAAATTCTATTATTAATTACAATCTTGGTTTATCGAAGGTATTATCTGCTTTTACCAATTTTGTTCCGGCAAGTTTTGTAAATAATTTGGCACAGGATGGATCTCTGACTTACATTCCTTCGAGATCAAATGGTGAATTAGCGGACATTGATACGATATCCTTTCTTCGCAATGGTGAAAGATTCCCTTACGCTTATGAGGTGGATACAAATGTTAAAGAGGATGTTAATACTCGCGTAGTTGATAGTCAGCTGATGAAGGCGTTTCTAAGTTCGATTGTTCCGGAATCGGTTCATAACCGTACATCGATTGGCCCGGTAAATTCGAATCGTAATTATGTTGTTGCTAATCTCGCTGCTGATAATGGTTACCGTAACATTCCGGATGGTGGCGGATCTTACGGGGTCGGTGTCCTATATGATATGCTTGATTCCGAAGGCGTAGATTTCAAGGACGCACAATTCAGTATCCAAATGACAAACAACCTTACTGATGGCAACCCAGTGTCTGCATATCTATTTATCAAATCTAAGGTGACGGTTGCTTATAATGAAAACGGCTTGCAGGTGATCTCGTAAAGGTATAACTCCGAATGTAATATATTTAAAGAATGTAACCTATACAGATTATAAGTAAAATAAATGGCAGACCAAACAGAATACAAAAAGGAATACAAAAATATATATATGAAAAAATACAGACAAACAGAGAATGGTATAAAAACTGGCAGATTTTGTAACTGGCGCAAGGCGGGTTTAGTTGGTTCGAAAGAAGAATATAACATAATTTATGAAAGATATGTAAATACAACAAATTGTGAGTTATGCGATGTATTATTAGGTGGTAGAGCGGCTCAGAGAAAATGCATGGAGCATTCACATATAACCGGTAAATTTAGAAATATTTGTTGTGTGGCGTGTAACTGTGGCAAATCCGATAGAAAGGTACCTACAAACAATACATCAGGATATAAAAATATAATTCGCGATAAAGACCAAAATCGATGGATTTATGAAAAGAGGATCTGTGGCAAGTTAATCAAGAGAACGCGCGTAAATAAGATAGATATTCTGTGTATTAAATTTGCGGCAATTATTTTATATCGCAATTAAATTATTTTCTAAACAATCAATTAAATTTTATTTTATTTTTATCTTTTATTTTTATGTAAGTATTTTTATACAAAAATAAAATGACTGAAGTAGATACTGACCGCATCCCAAACCTTATCAAAATCGGAGAGATCCCGTCTAGTTACGGGCAGGTTCTGCAGACGGATATCATTGATCCTGCGACGTTCAGCCAATCACGTTGCAGATTCACTCTCAATCGTGTAGCTGGATTCTTGCATTCTGATTCCAAAATTACACTTGGTGTAATCTCGGCGGGAAATGTCAGTGGATATTATCCGCTGAATATTGGTGTAGCATCTCTAATTAAATCTGCTACTCTTAGAATTGGTTCTCATACTGTTTCTACGACTGAAGATTTCGGTCAGTTTCACGCTTATCAAAGTATGTTTATTTCCAATGAAGACAATAAGGAACGCGAGCAATATCTGAGTCAGCGGGTAATTAACCATGGTATGGTTTATAACTCTGTTCCGGCTACTTATTCATCGACATCGGCTGCTAAATATGGTCTTGATGCTGGTCGCAATCCTAATGTTAAATCGGATACTGGTATCGGTAATACTGAACTTTTACCATTTCAGCAGCATGATGATACTAGTTTCCAGTCTATTAGTGAGGCACCGGTATATTCGATATATCTCTCGGATCTGTTTTCTTTCCTCAAGACACATCAATTACCAGCGTTCATGATTAACCAGGAGATACATATTGATTTAGAATTTGTTGAGCCGACGACTGGACTTGGTGGTGGGGTACAGTCTCAGAGACTCTGTGTCTCTGAGGCATCGGCGGCCCCGGAGACTGGTTACCAAATCTCAGAACTAGAGTGTAAATTAATTTATGATTCAATTTCTTACGATGGCGAAGTAATGCGTAAATTTGCCGAACAGAACAAGAATCTTACTTTCCAATACGTTGATTACCGACTCGCAAAAAGGACTGGTGCTGTTGATACTGGTGTTGATCCAGTTGTGAATCCGTTCCAATCACTAGTGTTCTCTGTGGGTGGGAACGGTCGGCTCGTTTCAAAAGTTCTTTTTGGTATTCAGCAGAATAGTAATTTTGTCGCAAAATCAATGTTAAATGGATATCTAGCGAAATCGACATCGAGAGCGGCTGGAAATGAAACTGCAATTAATCTGAGATACAATGATCGGTATGAATTCTCTGATACTCG